TGAAGTATTAAAAGTACTCATGCCATAATTATATAACCTACGAAAAGGATATCAACAGTTTTTTACAACTGTATATTCGAATTTGAATTAAGGAACTTAGTAATATACTTCGACTTTGTAATTGCCGGCTCAAAGTCAATAAACAGTTTTACTATATCAAAATTTGTTTCTATTGTTAATAGTTCCTTTAGAATATTTCTTAATCTTTCTTCTTGCAATACTAATATAAAAATATTTTGCAAGGATAATTTTTTGCCTTTTAACATTGAACAAAACGTACAAAAGCAAAGTAGTAGATGCTCCGTTTCATCCTTTATTAAAGTTTTGGAGGGGTTTGGTGATATATTAGATGTTGTTAACACGGTACAAATGTTTTGGTTAAATTCGCGAATTGTTCAGTCAACTTCCCGCCAGCAGCTGCTGCATGTCCTCCACCATCACATAGTTTTGTAGCTAATATGCTTACATCTATGTTACTCTCTTTTGAACGTCTAAATGATACAGTCTTAGCTTGCGTGTTTACAATAATGCTTATATCTGTGTTATACTTCTTTAATAAGAAGTGCGCAAGTTCATTAATTGCATAGTTTGCAAATGTAGCTACGACACTATAGTCTTTTATCATACCTGTAAAGACTTCACCCGTATCAATTTGATCTTTAAACTTTTTAAAATATAACTTTATAGCATTCTTTTCATGTATAGTAAATTCTCTATAACCGTCTATAAACGCCGCTATAAATTTTTCGGTTTTAGGAGAATTTAGATTATAGTATATAGCATTTAGCTTTAACGACTCTTTATGTTTTGTATTATACCAGTCATATGTACTAATATACTCTAACAGCTCTTTTTGTTTATCTGTTAAATGCTGTAAATGCTTATCAAATTTATCCAAGATTAGATCTACGCAAGAATAATAGCTATCATCAAGTATAGTTTTTGCTTTACTATAAAGTTCTTTATGTTTAGTGTGATTTTTATGCGCATCAACTACTACTACATTTGGTTTATCAGCTAGCTTAATTTGCTCGGGTGTTAAGTCTAGGTCGATAATATAGACCCTATCATAATGATCTAAGGATTCTTGTGCACCCTTAAACTTACCGGTAAAAGTATACTCAGAAACGTCGTTAATGCTAAATATTTTAGCATCTTTGTATAACCACTTTAATACAAGTGCAGAACCTGCACCATGTAAATCTGTATCTGTCCATACTTGGATATTCACTTTCTAGTATTTACTAAAAGTTCCTTATTGTGCAAGTCCAGCCAATACGTTAAGGGTATCATCCATATCTTCCCCTATCTCAATATCATCTGCTTGCTCAATAGTTAAAGTAGAGTAATCAATCCTCATTGCTTGAGTATTACCTCTCGGGCCATAACGATTTTTCATCATACCAAGTCTAATAACACCTATACCTCTATCTTCTTCATTCTGAAAGATAGAAATAATTGCATCAGCAGTAGCAGCTAGACCAATAGATTCAGAAATAGTCGCTAAGTCGGGATTATCAGTATCAAACCCTGCTCTATTTAATTGAGTAGCTGAAATAATAGGACAATTAAACAAGTAGCTCATAGCACGTACTTGCTCTGTTACATGCTTAATACGTTCATATGAATTATTACCCACAGTAGAGTGCATTAGGTTAAGATAATCAAGTACAATAGCATCTAACTTAATGCCTTGCTCTTCAAACTTCTTAATAAACGCTTTAAGTTGATTAGCGGTAATAGTTGCCGGAGGAAACTCTTTAATAAAAATTTTACCATCTTCATTACTCATACCATGCTTAATGCTAGCAGAGTTTTGAGCTAGTTCTTTCATTGGAATCTTAGTAACGTTACTACAAATACGTCTAGCGTATAATAACTCAGACATCTCAAGAGTAACCAATAAAACGTTCTTACCTTCTTCGGCTATATTACTCGCAATATTACCTAGAAAGATAGATTTACCAATATTAGTTTCACCAGCAAAGACATATAGAGCCTTACCCGCTTCTAGAAAGCCTCCACCTAGACAATTATCTAGCCATTCCCATTTACTAGGAACATATCTTTCTACAGAGTTAAGATCATCAATAAGCTTATCAACATCACCGTAAAAGTCTAAACCGAGATCGGTTACAAGGTTAATATTACAAGACTTTTCGAACTTATCCAACACAACAGACGTATCTACTTTACCACTCGATACATCTTCAGCAACATTTAGCATTGTATGATAGACAGCCTTCTCTTTAAGGAACTGCTCGGTATTATCATACAACTCATCTTTATCTAAAGTATTATCAATATCAGAAAACGACTTAACAAGTTCCTTAAACGACTCTTTCTGCTCGTCAGATACAAGATATGATTTTATTTCAGTAGCAGTAGGGAGCTTATTTCTCTTTTCAGAGAAGTCTTTGATAATATCAAAGATACTAGCAATCGATTTATTTTTAAAGTATTCAGGTTTAACGAAATCAGCAATAGAAGCCAAATAACCACTATCAGTAAGAGACTTATAAATAAGAATATTTTCGAAATAATCTAAGTCTAATTTACTCACAATTTAATGGTATACTAAAGTAGTATATTTTCAACACTGTTACTCATTTACAGTAACAATTTCCTTACCGCCTCTATCTTCAACATTTTGCAAATATTCATCTGTCACATTACGCGCAGGTATAATTTTTTCTGGTGCAAATTCTTCTAAAAGACGGTTGTAATTTTTTTCAGTTAAAATATCTTTACTGTAATTTATTTTGTTAGACCATATATGTCGTTTATGTAATCCAGATGTATTACCGCCAAAATCTTTTTCTACAGTTTCTTGAACTTTAATATTTCTCTCTCTCTTTGTTCCTTCTATCATTAGATCTTTTATCTGATCATTTAAAACTAATTTCCATGGAAATGTATCTCGAATAAAAAAGGATTGAAACTTTTCAAATATATAATCATAATTATTAGCAAATTTTTCATACTGCAGGGTTAAAATTCTACCTTTATATTCAGCCTTAAGATATTCTATATATTGCAATTGGTCACGATATTCATCAACTCGACTCAACAGTGTTTCCTCTTTATTAATTAATTTTAAAAACGTATCATTGTTATTTAAACCGACGCGAATTAGAGACAAATAGCTATCAATAAAATTTCTTTCTGTAATAACAATGTCCCACCAACATGTTTCCGAGACTTCCTCGCCAGTCGGGGTTAGCCATGTTAATTCAAATTTACCTTCATTTACATCAAGCCAATTATTTTTATGCCCGTGTAAAAGATCGGGGATTCCCCACTTTCCTCCAGTTATATGATTAAAGAATTTCATATCTGGGTTTCCGGATGAGTCATTATAAAAGCGACATGTACCAGCTATCATTGTAAATACACACTGCCATATTAATGTGGATCCTGTACGTGGAGCGGACACTACACCGATCGGAGTTAAATATTCTTTCATTCTTTTTGTTCTTTTGATTTCCATTTATCGAGAAACCAGTCTTCGCCTTTTTGAAACTCTTCAGTAAACTCTGTAAGACCAGGAGATTTGTGTGTTACAATAAAATCACCAACGCCAACTTTAAACCCGGCTTTGTGACATTGCATAGAATAATCTAAATCATAAAAATGCCACTTAGATGGACATGATTCATCAAAACGTATTTTTTCAAATACTTTTCTCTTTATAACTAAAAAGACCCCATCAATAAGAATGGCTCTATTAGGGTAAAATCCAAAACCACCCATATGTTTTTGGCCTTCTGTACCATGAGCAACTGCTCCAATTAAATGCCCTCCTTCAAATCCTCCTCCGAGTAAATGCCACAATACTGGTTTTTTAAGAGTTACTTTATTACAGCCAGCAACACCTACTATGTCAAATTTTTCAAAGTTTCTTTCTATTCTTCTCTCTGAAAAAGCTTCTAATATTACATCATCATGAACAAGAACTAAATTTTCAACTCTTTCCTTAATTGCAAAATCGATTGCTTTGTTATATGTTTTTTGTAACGATTCTTTATTATGCTCTTTAATGAAGATATCAATTCCTTCATCTTTACAAGTATTATAAAGCATTGAATCTTCTTTTTTACCTGCTGTAGCAGAAAATATAAATGTGTTCATACAAATGTAAATGGAGACTTAACTTCAAAAGTCCCAGCTTTATTCCAACGTTTTGTTTTCTTATTTAACTTCATTATTACACCTTCTGGTAAAACCTTATAACCAGTTCCTGGCATTGTAGTGTAGTTACCTTTGTTATTGTAATGTAATACAGATCCTACTCTAGCAATAAACACATCGTTCGTTTCACAATTAACAACACTTAAAGCAAACGAACCTTCAAGCATCGATAGTACTTGCTTAATAGTATTGATAGGTGTTTTATTAACCTGTGAATATTTCTCAAGTAGCTCGACTATAACAGCTGTATCAACAGGATTTTCTAGAAATCTTGTATGCTTTCTTCTTAACTTTTTTTCATTCGTTAAAACACCATTATGACTCACTAACCAAGTCATAGATTCAAACGGATGTGAAGTATTATAGTTCCAAGTTCTTTTAGCTGAGGTAGGAGCTTGTACATGCCCTAGAAGATATTCTATGTCTTTTCTACCAGCATAGTTAAATTTATCAAAATTTATATCGCCTTCGTATTTAGCAATATACTGATCATCATCAGACAAGCATACAACACTACTAGCAAAATTACCACGTTCTTTATTTGCGTCGTATAAGACCTCTAACATAGTCTTATCGAACGATCCGAAAATTGCACACATAATTTATGTTAATATATTTTGTGTGATAATCAATCTTCCCAATCAAACTTAAATCCTGGCTCCCACATATAAGAGTTGTCTACATAACGACTAGATGGTCCATCAGGTCCTTCTTCTCTAATTCGTTCGCATATTTTTCTTAATCTTAGTATGTGCGGGCTAGGTTCTGATACAGACTGTCTATACTCTTTAGGTATCCTCCAAAACAAATCAACATTACCATATCTTTTGTCCTTAGCTAGACTATAATCCGGATAATCGACACCATCAATAGTAAACCATTTTTTCTTTTTCTTTTTAGTTTTTTCGATTCCTAGATTCTTAAGTGTCTTTTTACCTAGACCCTTTACCTTAAACAGATCGTCATTGTTTCTAAAAGGTCTAAAGCCTACAATACGTTTAGCTGTAGTCCTACCCACCCCGGGTAGTTTATACAGCTCTTTTTCAGTCATTTTATTAAAATCCTTATAATTTAGCTTCATAGGTATAAATATATTATATGAGTTCCTTCGATTTCACCGATAATTTTAGTGGCTTTAATGATTTATTCAACAGGGCAGAGTTCCTTACGGAAGCTAAAAAATCACCTTATGCTAAATATCACCCTTCTTTTGGTGGTGTTACTAAAGATCTAAGATCAGCTGGGTTTAGTTCTGCTCCATTGGATACAATTAACTTTATTAGAACAGCACTATATAACTTAGAGCTTATAAGCGATGATGAATTAGCAGCTGCTAAGAGAGGAGCTGGATTTGCTGCTAAGAAGAAGAATCTCTTAGCTTTATTGGATGCAAAAGAGGATGTAATCGAACAAAATAAAGATGAAATAGCTAAAGAGATTGAAGACGGTCTTGCTCGTTATATTAATAGAGCGACAGTTGATAGAGGTAAAGAAGAAAAATATGCAGCTCAAAAAGCTGCTTTAGAGTTAGCTAAAGATATTAAAGCAGGTGAAGATATGGGTGATGCTGTTGAAGATGCTGTAGGTCAACTTGATGCTGCAGAATCTGAATTAGCTGACAGTTTGCAAATGTCAAAAGAAGATCCAACTACATTTATTGAGATTAAAATTAGAGATGCTGAGCGTGTTGAAGATGTCGGTAATATTGTTTCAAAGTATGCTAATGAAGATGGGTTAGATATTAGTGGCGATACAGTTCAGTTTTCGGTTGATCCTGATACTCCATTAGCTAAGGCTGTTACAGCACACGGCATTGATAAAATTGAAGCAGCGTTAAAGAGAGACGTTGATAAGATTAGTGATAGTGTAGTTGTTGTTATGTCACCAGATGAAGATTACGAGGAGATGGGATATGGTTTTGATAGTCCTGAAGAGCCTGATGAGTATTCAATGGGTGAAGAAGGTGGTGGAATTACTGAAGTAGAAGATGCAGAAGATCTTAGCGCTAAGAAAGCTAGAGCAGGAAAAGATATCGGTAAACCAGGGAAGAATTTTTCTAAAATAGCAAAAAGCGCTGGTAAAAAGTATGGCTCGAAAGCAGCTGGAGAAAGAGTAGCTGGTGCTGTATTAGCTAAGATGAGAGGTAATTATGAGGGGGCAGAGGACCTTGATCACTTCTTAACTAAGGAGCAGCCAGAAGATTATATTCCATCAACTGATTATGAAGACGTGTTAGATGATCTTGTTAACAAGGATAAAGAAAAGCATGCTATGAAAAAGCTTAACGGTGAAAATGAGGAAGATGCTATAGTAATGCAACCAATGCTTGAGTCACATAAGACAGATACATCTGCATATCTTACAGAGCAATCAGCTTCAGACAAACGTAATAAGAAGACGGAGATTAAACCTCAATCCTTTAAGGAAAAATACAAGCCAAAGACACATTGGCAGTTAGAAGAGCTTAGACGTTACGGTCTTTAAGCGCACTCTTTACAATTATTTTCTTCGTATAGCTTATCCAACTTTTCTTGTTGGATATAGGCGATAGGATCTTTTAAACCAGCATCCACAAAGCCTTTTACTCTCATACTACTTGACGGTGTAGTAGCATCTGCTAGTTTATCTTTTCTATCTGAATAACAAGTCCAGGTATCTTTAAACTTAACACCTAATCTAGCACCCTCTTGAATAATTTCAGCTTTAGACATTTCAAGCAACGGAGCTTCAATTACAATCCTATTTTCTCTATTAAGATCAGTTACATTATTAACTACATCTACAAACTCTTCACTACCATCCCAATAACCAGCTAACGAATCTACTTGAGCAGCACCATACCAAACAGTATCAGCACCAACACTTTCAGCATATGAAGAGCAAATAGATAAGAACATTAAGTTTCGAAACGGTACATATGATACAGGTTGAGCGTCACCAGCCATTTCACTAATATTAGGATTATCAATATCTCTATTAGTTAAAGATGAAGTAGGGGCAATGTCTCGAATATATTTTACATCTAGTACTTTATTAGTTACCGTTAAATTAAACCAACCGTTAAACAGTTTGTTAAAGTTCTCAATTTGCTTTTTAACACACGTTAGTTCACGTTTATGTCTCTGACCATAATCAAAAGTCAAAGTATGTATTTCATCATAGCCTCTATCCTGCGCCATATATAACAGCACAGACGAGTCCATTCCACCACTAAGAGTTAGTACTAGTTTACGTTTCATTAATTATAAAAGCTTTACAGAAGGTACCATACCTTAAAAATTCTTCTGTTTTAATATTTGGATTTTCATACAAAAATTCTTTAAATGCTAATCGTTCACCTTTGTTTATATCACCTCTAAAGTGAAACCAGTCATCAAATAAAATTATACTACCAGGAACTAATTTATCCCTAGTTAAGTTTAATACGGTTTTTGTACTTGTATATAGATCGCAGTCTATATGTAGAATAGCAATTTCGTTGATATCATCAATTTTTATATCTTCAAAATAACCAGCCTTAATAATGGGGGTTTGTAGATTATAATGTGAAAAGAAGTTAACTACTTTTTCTGGGGTAACGTCTTCTCCATAACCGATGAGAGGGTGAAAAGAATGATTAATTTTAAATACACCTTTTTCCCATCTTGGATGACCTTCTGAATCTTGTAATCCTTCAAAACTATCAAATCCGTATATATTTCTATCTATACTACTCTTTCTATTATGTTGATTCTCGTCTTGAAAGTATTGTTGATGGGAGTACGCTAAACTAGCTAAGCTCCTTCCTGTATAACATCCGAACTCACATATATCACCAGGTACTAACTCATAGTTAACAAACCTTACGGCTTTTTTAAAAGCTTCATGACGTATATCGCTTAGTATTTGCTCGCGAAATTTATGACCAATTTTCATTACGTTATTTATCACCGTCTAATAAATCTTCTAATCCAATTTCATCAGGAGCTTCCTCACCTTCTTTATTGCTATACGACCACTCGTCTTTAATTCTTTCCTCTACTTTAGGTAGAATAGTCTCTTCCCAGAGTTTCTCATCCTTACGCCAATTTTTATAGTATCCTAACTTTTTACCATCTTCAAGTTGATAGGTTGCTCCAGTTTGTACTACTGCTCCTACTCCAACTGCTAGATCAACTAAACCATAGTATCTATCTAACCCAGTAGAAAAAGAAAGGTACATTTCACCCTCTAGATATTGTTTGATAAATCTATTTTTACGTGTTAAAGCTCTAATAATGATACCAGAGTATTTTTTCTGACCAACAGCCAATTCACCATCAACAGTTTTACCACCATCTGATTTCATAGGCTTGCGCGCTAATTGTACAGTTACAGAGGGTAGATATACACACGACTTACCACCTGGCATGTTCTTTTCAATAGAAGGAAACAATGCAGTAGGGTCGTCATATACATGGTTAGTACAGAGGATTGTAGTCTGAGTAATAGCACCAAGGTTAGTACAAGTTTGCATTAAGGTTTTCATAGCTCGAGCCTTAGTGCCCATATCAGATGAAGTACTATCCTTACTCATACGACTAAGTTCAAGTTCAGATTGTAAATTAGCAAGAGAATCAATAGCTACAATAAACTTACCTTCAAGTCCCTTCTCTTTAACAGAAGTAAGAAATTTATATAAAGCGTTTCTTGCTTGTTCAATACTAGTAGTAGGTACGTATTTTACTTTACTGATATCTAAACCAAGTCTTGCTGCACCATCTGGATCAATAGCATTTTCAGTATCAAAAATAACAGGAGTAAGACCTTCTTGCTGTGCTTTAGCTAGAATCTTTTGAACAAACAATGACTTACCAGTCATAGATTCACCGGCGAGCATAGTTACTCTACCTTTAGGAATTCCACCATTAATTGAACCGGAGATAATCGCATTTAATACATATGATCCAGTATCAATCCATTCTCCAACATGACTAAGAGTATTATTATCGAGGTAAGTAGCAAAAGGGTTTACTTTATCTATAGCGTCTAATGCGCTAGCAATATCTTTATCCATATATAAGATTATATTTTCTTATATATGCTTTTCAACTGTTTAATTTGCTCTAAAAGATGTAACACATTGGTAACTTCTATGGTATCTGTTTGGATTGTTAGTGGGTAGTTTAATTGCGTATCAATACGTATACCTTCTACGTCGCACTCTGGTGTAACCATATCATCTACAAAGTCATATAACCCTTGACTCTTGAGATTTTTATAATGATAATCAACTAATGGTTTTGTTGTCTCTACCACAACATTAGCATCTGCCATCATTGTTAGATATCTAAAGTATAGCCCTTCATTTGTGGTTAAATCGGCTATAACAATTAAGTTCACATAATTATTTATTAAAATCTCCAGAGTACTTTTGAAATCTAAATCCTGGACGTGCTTTAACAACTGCCTGGTCTAGCTCTTTTCCTAACTTATTAAGATTTTCAGTAGATTTATTTAGATCTTCAACCTGTTCCATGTAATCTTTATAAACATCTTCAAATCCTTCATATTCATTGGCAGGTTGACTACCACCTAGAGCTATTAATAGTGCAACTGCAATCATTATAATATATAAAAGTCCCCTTTTACCTTGACCGAGCTTTTTTCCAAGCCAATTGTGTGTACCTTTTATTGCACCCTTTCCTGCTTTGTAAGCTAGTTTTCCGGCTTCTTTAGCACCTGCTACTAAAGCCTTACCTCCCTCTTTACCGAAGTCTTTTAAATCATCGAGAACTCCCTCTTGATGTATGCCATTACTTTCAGCTATCTTTTTAAGTTTATTGAGATCGTTATTTTTAACAGCTGCTCCAATCTCATTATATGTTTTAGAATCTTCTTGCTTAAGCTTTTGTAGTGCTTCGCGAACATATGGTGCTACAGTTTCTGCTGTAAAATTACCGAACTTTTCTTTTAGTTTATTAATAAAATTTTCGTTTAATAACCTATCGTTATTCGCATACGCTTCCCAAATTAAATGTGTATCTCTGTTTTGCACATTAATATTTATGTTTAAGCATAAAAAAAGCCCCGTAAGGGGCTTAAAAAGGTGGGTGAGAGGATTTTCTGGTTACCTCCAACTTTCAGTTAGGCAAGATGCAGTTTCATCTTTTAAACCTACTTGTGCCCCGCATTATACACTTAATAGTCAGTTGACCCTCCATGTAAGTCAGCAGTCCCTTTAACACTCTTGCTTAAAATGTTTATTCAGGCACACCCGGGTTGGGCTAGCTAGGCCCATTTAATTGTTAAACTTTATATGTTTTGATATATTCTTCTTTCTTCCTACGAGGTACATCTACCTCAAGGACTCCATTGACATAAGAGAAGTTAATCTTATTGAGATCAAACTCTCTTCCAACTGAGAACGACCTATTGTAGGTTTGTTCCTTTTCCCCGTCATGGGCTTTTACTTTACGCTTCGCCTTAATGTAGACTTCACGTTGATCAGTGTCTGTAGAAAGATCTAAATCATCTTTCGCGACTCCTGGTAGATCAATTTGCACGCTTAGCGTGTCTTCGTCCGATGAAAATCGAACTTGATCTCCTGTTTTATATACTTCTTCCAACTGGTGGAAGACCGGTGTCAGATTGAAAAAACCATCAAAGGCTCTTTCGATTTCTGCGATTGGATTGTGTGTGTATTTAGTTAGTTTCATAGTAAAATTATTTATTACACAATACGTGATTTAGTAATTAATCATCAAAGAGCTTAATTACTTCTGGCTCTTCTTCTGGAGCCTGCTGCTCTTGAATAGGCGGTTGTGGATTATTAATGTTTTCGTACTGTGTGATGATTCTTTCATCAAGCTCAACATCAGAGGTACTAATAGCACTCTTAGTAAACGTCCAGTTGTTCTTATCTTTATCTTTTAAGAACTCCATAAAAATGTACGGAAAGGACTGTACTTGAAGTTGACCGGATTGAGGATCAGGCTGTACGTGAATAATCACAGGGTTAAACAACGTAATAGTTTTTGTATCCTCTTTAACAACTGAGCCTACAACTGTACGTCCAATGTGATCAATAATAGTTTTGATTGTTGGTTTTTTATCTGCCATAATATTATATTAAATTAAATTCTATAAAAGTCCACTAACCTTTTTGAAATCTTAGTGTTTCTGCTACTTTAATTGCTTCATCAAGCGCTTCTTTTGCTTGTTTTGAAAGGTATGTAGATTTATCTGATGCGTGTGCTAGAGCATTTCTCAAAAGAAAAACTGATCTCCTAATTTTTTCAATCTCAGAAGAGTTAATTTTTCCGGAACCATTATCTGACCCGGTAATTACATCTTTTAAAATTGCTAATGTTTCTAATATACCTTGAATTTTACCTCTGTTAAACGCAGGGTGTGCGTTCCGGGTATTATCATCCTCTGGTCTATCCATATATCCACCGGGTTGTATTGCCATAATGCTCTTATTTACTAAACAGATCAAAAAGTTCTACTGTAACATTCTCAGCCGGCTTACGAATATTCCAACCTACACAATCATAAAATCTTTCGATGCCCTGAAACAAAATCTTTTCGAACATTTTATCGTAATCAATCTTAAACGTATCTTTAAACTCTGAAGGGTAATCATACTTAAAGCCGATACTATCCAATCCGTATTTATTAGGCTTTTCAACATACATATAACGAACTTTATCACCTGAACCTAACGACTCATACTTGTTACCAGTATTAAGCTTGTCTAAAAGTAAGTTATAAAAATATGCAGACTTAACATGTATAGGCATACTCTTTACAGTATTAAATTCATTGCAATCTACAGCATACTTTTCGTACCCCTTTACCCCCATAACAAACGCAAGCTCTTCGGGAGATAGACCTTTAAATATATCATACGTTTCATTAAGTATCTTATTAGTTTCAGTCAAAGACTGCGTACTTAACATAGTCTCAATAATTTTTTTAGCATACGGCTTAATAGCATTAGGCATAGTAGTTCGAACTACCTCGACACCAGTATACTTAAATTTATTTTCCTTAATACCTTCATCATCTAGGATGTGCATAACGTATCTCTTCTTCTGCAAAAAGACTCCTACATCAGCAATACATTCTCGC